ATTCTGCAAAGTTGCACCCGCCAGAGTTTGTCTTTGTTTATGCTCGTCTTTCAAGTAGTATGTAACTAAATCATAAACTGCTAATTTTAAGTCTGCTGGAGTAGCAGAGTATCCTGCAGTATATACTACTTTTACAGCTCCTGGGCCTCGATGCCAATTTCTGTAGTAAGCACTGCCATTCGTTCTATATAGAGAATCTGTGGCAGTATCTAAATAATACTCGTAGTTTCCTGTAGTAAGAGTAGTATATGTTTCATTATAAGATGCTCTTTCTTCTACAGAAGTAATACTATTTACAGGACTTTCAGTAAGCTGTATTATATGAGTTTCCCAATTTACATTTATATATTCTGTTTTTTCTGTAGTATAATAATCTATTATACTATTTCCACAATAAGTTTTTACTAATTGACTCACGGCTGGAACCAATTCTTCTATACGAATGTCAAGTAAAAACTTAGGGGGAGAAGCCTCCCCCTAAGATCCATAGCTAGTTAGCTATTAAGCGTATGCCCAACGTACTGAAGGAACGTTTGAACCAGAGTTCGCGAACAACTCGTTAAAGCCCAGAGACTGAGCAGCAACGATTACGTTACGCTGTTCCTTAGTGATGTAGTCTGTTTCGATTGTTACACCGCGCAGACGTGGAATCACATAGTTTCTCATATTTACAGCTAGAGCTGCAGTAGTAGTTGGAGTACCGGCAGAGCTTAGGTTATAAGCCAGCTGATCAGTAGCAATTACTGGAGAACCAAATACTGAACCCATTACACCAGTGATCTTTGCTGCCAGATCATTACCAACTTCATTTACATCGGTAAAACCTGTAGCATCAATCAGCTCGTAGTAAGCATCTGTAGGTACGATGTACGCTACGTCAGCAGGATTCAAGCCATACTTACCCATTTCCTTACGCATTGCAAGAAGGTTAGCAGGAGTCACTTCGCCAGCACCAGAAGCATCAAGTGCAGTCTGAGCTGATGCAGTTGCAAAACCATTAGTATCATCAGTACCGGAAGCACCAACAAGACCAGTAGCAAACCCGCCAGAGTTACCAACAAGGATAGCCTTATCGATAGCAACAGCGTGTGCACGTGCAAGTGCGGAAGTAATCATCGGAAGAATTGATACAACGATTTGCTCGTCAGTATCATTCGAGATGAATGTGCTTGAAATCAATCTATGCGCCTGAAGAACAACACGACCTACGTTGTAGTTGTTGTCTGAAGCACCTGCTTCTTCCAAGTTGTTAGCCGCAGTTTCTGCACCAGAAGAGCTCCAGTTAGCGGCCTCAGTTTCAGGGGCCAAAGGCAGTACAGTCGCACCAGATGTTACGTTAATTTCACGGAACAATGGAGCAATCTTCTGCTCTTGACGTACTTCTTCTTCAAAAGCAGAAGAAACGCTTACGTCGATACCAGCAGATGTGGTAGCATCATAAGTGATTTCAGCTTTTTCAAGAATTTCTTGACCATAAGAGGTATCCCAACCCTTACGAGTGATCTTACCAAGAATATGAGCGTTAAGAAGATCTTTAGCATGAGCTTTAAGATCACCAGCCTTACGGCCAGAAAAATCTCTCTTGCTACGACGCATTGCTTCAATCTCCTCAGCTTTCTCCTGAAGCTCTTTCTTGTATCCATCGAGAACTTGTGCAGTATCTGCATTGCTCGATTCCATTTCTTTACGAAGGTCTTCGACAAGACGCTCTGCACCAGTTTCAACACCGACACGAATCGCTTGCTTAGTTTCAGCTTGAGCAGCTTCTTTTTGAGCTACCTCTTCTGCTACCTTCTCTGCTTCAGCCTCGGCTGCAGCTTTTTGCTCGGCTTGCTTCATAGCGATAGTAGCGGCAGTTTCCTCTGCTACTTTTTTCGCAAAAGCTTCCAAGTCTATTTTCTCATCAGACATATCTGTCTCCTTTTGCGTGGATTGAGTATCCACTTCTTCCGGTGCGTCACTAGCTACACTAGATGCATTGACATCTTCCTTAGCCAGAGACTGACCGGCTAGATCGACACTATTTATGAAAGTTTTCTTAAACTCCTCGTACTCTTCTTGAGAGTCAAAGGACTTAGCCAAAGAAAAAGTAGCTGCTTGATTACAAGGCACAGAAACTACTGAGACCTCAAACAATTCAGCATCCTTAATCATTAATCCGTCGCTTTCCTTTAGATAATCCGCATCCTTGACTCGAAAACCGACGGAAAAAGCTCCAAGGATACCTTCTTTAACTAATTCACATACGTTGGCGGGAGCCGACTTGCTAATTTTAGCTTCTAGCTCTAGCCCGTTGTCTGTTACCTTAAGTCCCGTTGCACGACCGATTGGACGATCGTAATCATGATTGAAAAGAATAATAGGATTCTTTTCAAAGTTAGAAAGACCGCCTTTATTCCAGGCTTCTGCAGCGATTACATCGCCTGCTCTATCGGTATCTGCGGTACTTGCCATACCACGAATAATAACAGAGCCGTCTTCAACTTCATGAGACTTAAAGGTAGAAGTTAAGTTAAATATTTTATTCATCAACCTTACCTTTCTTTGCTGTAGTTACAGTCTTCGCCATAGGTATATCTATTTTTGGCGGTTTTGGTTTTTCAATTACAAACTCATTTATTTCTAAATCAGGCTTTTTATTTGCAAGTTCCCAAAGTTCTGGTTGTTCGTTTTCGATAAGCATTAAAGCTCTGTGCCAAGATCCTGCGATTCTATTAATCTCTTTTAGAGTAGTCATTCTTGGTCTTTGAGGATGTACTCCGTATTCTTTCTGTGTGGGTACTCTTCCTATTTCTGCAAAAAACATTCCTAAATCTTTTGCTAATCTTCTTTTCTGTCCTAGTGTTGCTGCCATTAGTCCTCCTCTGACTCTTTTGGACGACCCCCTTCTGAAGGGTCTGCGGCGCTACCCGCTATATTTGCTGGTATTCTTAATTCATCTTGCCCTTCAATAGGCTCATAACCAAGCTGTGATCTAGCTTCATTTGGGCTAAGTATTCCTGCATTTACGAGAGATTGATAGTATTGTGACTGATCTCTTAGTTCTGGTTGTAGTGCAGGGATTCCAGTTACATCTTCTCGAATAACAAATCCAAAGTATCTGCTAAATGCAAAATTCATTTTGCGAACTATCGGAAGAACAGTTTCCAAATAGTATAAGCGCATATTGGGACGAATATTAGCATTGTTTCCTGAATCCAATAACATGGGAGGCACCCCAATAGCTTTAAGTATAATCTTTTCATTTTCAGTGATTGCATTTGTAAAGTCAAGCTCTTTAAAGTTTATATTTGAAATCTTGTCAACTTCTATGCCACCATCTAAAATAAGAGGCCTTCGACCTCCAGAGTCCGGTCTATAACGAATAGACCAAGACTGTAGCATTCTTTCTTTGATCTTTTCTGAGAGAGTGTTTGGCGACTTGAGTACAAGGCCTGGAACTGCTCCATTCTTAAAAAAGTTGTCTTGAAAAGATCGCATATTTGCCATCAATTCCATAGTACGAACTGCGGGCTTTAATCTTGAAACTCCTCGATAAATATCATGAAAAGAGTTTTCTTTTATATGTATTACTTCATCCGGACCATAGTCCACATCATTGTAAGTATATTTTTCAATATAAGTTTTACTGTCTGCGTGAATTGTTACGTTATCGGCAGGTAGGTGATATAGATGTGCGCCATCGAAATATACAAAAATATTACCATCAAGAAGATAGTCTGTAACAAGGTTTCGCTTGAAAGTGCTTATGTCCTGAAACAGGTTTGGCTCTGTATTTAACAGAGTTGCTACTTTTGCTCTTTTTACTCCTTTTACAACCCCAGAAAAGCCTTCCTGAGTTACTTCTAATGGAATTTCGGCAGTGTCATCAACTACAATATTTACGGCTCGGTTTACGATTTCAAGAGTTTCATAATACCTTTCGTAGCGTGTTGTAAATTCTCTCGAAGACTGCTTATCGGAACCCAAGTATTGTTGGATAGGATTCAGCTTCTCTTCGACTTCTTGCGGCTGCTGTCTGCCCAAGATTCTGTCATACCACGCCATATTTTTCTCTTTGAATCTCTACCCAGCGCACCTGTTTTTGCGCTGTTGAAAGTTCTGGGTTCCTACCATAAATTGAATGTAGTTGCAGATGATGATCATGACAGAGAGTAACTGTGTGATCATAAAGCTCTGCGTGCATCTCTTTTATAAACTCATCTCTCCAGATGATTGTGTATTCATCTGTGTAGTGGCCTGGCCTTATCTTTCTCTTTTCTCTTAACCACTTCGAGAGTAGTGGACTTAAACTATAAAAGTGATGAAAGTCTAATTCTGTATTCTTTCCACATATTTCGCAGAATTTTCCTTTTTTGTATAGTGATTTTGCCTTGTCTCGTATATATTTTACTTTATCTCGTTTTAAGTCCATTTCTAATACCAAAATTATATCTAACTTTACGTTTTATGTCAAACACTATTTTTCCCATGTATTATTAGAATCCTGTGTGCGAGACTGTAAATGAATACAGCGCATATCGTAATGCATCAGCCATGTGCGAAGCTCTATCGTGTTTTGGTTTTTCTTTTGCGAGATTTGGATTTGGATCCCATTGGTATCCATCGAGAGCTCTAAGAACTTCAGAACACTTACCGTCTACAACCAGGTTATCGTTGTCTACTATTCCTGCAACATGAGAGATTCCGTCAAGTACAGACTTCTTCGCATTTACAGTGGAAATACTGTAGTTTTGTGCAAAATCAAATCGAGTCTGCTGTGCGGCGGAATCTATGTAGATATAGTCAATGTTCCACTTTTCAATCTTCTTTTGAATTTCTAGTGCGTGGCCGTCTGTCGTTCTTTCTGCATCTAAATATTCATCGAGTACATAAAACTTTTCCTCTGACCAGCAGTATGCTATAACTACGAAAGCTGTGGGATCTCGAAAACCAACGTCCAACCCCGCGAGTACGTCCATCTTTTTAGTTTCTAATTCTGATAAATCTGCAACACATTTTTCAGAGTTAAACGCCCAGATTTGGCCTTCGTAGGTATTGAAATCCGCTTCGTACTCTTGTCTAAATTCTGATTCGCTCATGGATTTACGTGCTTCGTCAATATCTGCCTGTGACATCCGGGGGTTGTCGAGATACGTTGCGCGAATACTTATCCATTCTGGATATTCTGGATTGAATCCTCTTTCAAAAAATTTAGCAAACCAGTTAGTCTTTCCACGAGGAGTCGAGATGAAAAGCGCTTTAGAGTTTTCTTTGTCGAGAGTCGGTCTCAATGATACATTAAATGCTTCCTCCCCTTCAGAGGTAAGCGCAGCTTCGTCGAATATAATTAAGTCGTAAGAACGACCAACACAAGAGTCTACTTGATTGACAGAACCCATACGAATTGTAGAACCGTTAGTGAGTTCAATAACTTTGTCTTTTGCGTTGTCTTTTCGTACTTCTAGGTCAAAATGTTTTATAAGATTTCTTTGCAGATCAAAAGAAATCTGAGACAAGGAATAATTAGGGGACATTATAAGAATGTTTGAGTTTGGTACCAGAGAGACTAATTGACCTATTATATTTGCTATGTATGTTTTACCCTGGCGTCTTGATATTGCTGCATTAATAAAACGATATTTAGGATTATTAATCGCATTTATAATCGCTACCTGTGAAGGCAACGGTGTTATGCCGAGCAAATCCAAATAAGGACTTACTGGTAACTTGAGAAATCTTGTCTCAGAGTTTAATTCAAATAAAGCTTCCGTGCTTATATCTTGTCTACTTACCTGTACTGTCATTATTACTTATCCTAAACCTGTTAATTCTGTAGGTTTGATCCGAGGCCATCCCACGCCGAATACGCCAAATCACCAACGTCTGCTGCATTTGTATCAGAAGCAAATGGGAATTTATCTATAGTGTTGTCAGCTACAAAATAAGGCCCGGTCGGGTCAATACGCCTACCTCCATGCGAATAACCACCAGCAGTCGAAGAAGTGGATCCAACAGCCCCCCTTTTGCAACTTGTAGGATGGCACGTTAATGCTAAAACATCTGTTGCATTCGCATCTGAAGCAAATGGAAATTTGACTATTGCTGTATTAACATCATAGAGATCAGTTTGATAGAAATATCCATTACTGTCTGATTGATATCCAATCTGGCCACCATCTCTTCGGCCCTCTGTCAGGGTAGGATTGTTGCCACCGCTGCACACAGGTGCTAGTATATCCCCTACACAAGTTGCAAATGCATCTGATATTGCAAAAGGAAATTTCCAATACTCTCCACCATCGCCGGTTGGGTGAAAACAATTTGAGTTTAATGTACTAATATATCCATGAGTAGAAGAACTTACTGCACCTGAGCACTGGCAATTGGGAGCAATACCTGCAAACCATCCTCCCGAGTGAGCATATGTATCTGATGCAAATGGAAATTTCATTATTTTCTGAGCATACGTCGTTGGTCCAGTTCCTGGAATTCGAAAAGGAGCAGCGGTAGCTGGTATGCTTGAGGAATTAGAATTGATAACAATATAAGCATCAGTAGAATCAAATGCAGTTCCCTGCCTGCCTCCGGCGCCACCCTCTATATCACCAATACACGTTGCATTTGTATCTGATGCAAATGGAAATTTTTCAATGGTGTTTCCCACAGTATATGGTGGATAAGCATATTGCTTTGCAGCATATCCATGGGAAGGACTAGAAAAACTTGATGGGCCTTGGACATAGTTAGCAGTAGTCAGATCACCAACATCAGTTGCATTACCGTCTGAAGTGAAAGAATACTTGTTTATCTCGTTCTGATAGGTTGTTGGTGCACTTCGGCCACCTGCTGCATAACCAAATTCACTGCCTTGAACATTGCTAGTGACAGCTGCAGCAGCAGCAGGCTCAAAATAGTTTAAAGACGACCATGCTGTAGATCCGTCTCCTAACTTTAGTTTGCCTGTATCAGTCTCAAAACCAAATTCAGCCGCTGCTAGAGTAGGGTTATTACTAGTCCAGTTAGCTGCTGTGTCTCTTTTTACCTGAATCGTTATCGCCATTTATTACTCCTAAATTCCGTGTCCAGCCCTACTGTTGAATATTTGAGGAACTTG